ACCTGAAGTAACCCAAGTATTTCCCGTTTGTAAGCAAAGTTGTATGTTTCCTGTTAATACGTTTGCTGCATTCCCAGATTGAACGCCAAAACCTGTTGTGTATGTAGTAGTTGATACAGCACTTGATCCAACAGTTGAGCTTGTTGCTGAATACCCAGATGAAGTAATTGACCCTGCTCCTATTTGAACCAAGGGGTTGCTAGTGCCACTCGTACTAACCCCACTAAACATCACAGTAATACGTTTAGCCGTACTAGGGATGCCTGTGAAATCAATGTTTGTGCCGCTTGTAGAAGCAACCGCAGTACCAGACTTAATAACACCAGAAGCGTTGCCCGTAAGCGTAAAGTTGCCGCTGACAGCCAGATTCCCAGACGAGTCCCATGTCGGAGCGCCTGTGTCTAATCCTACTGGTGGTATCTTGTCGATTGCCATTACTTACTCCGGTTTCGGATACTTGGCTTTCACAGCCATTACGGTCGCTAACATCTCTTCAGCGGCAGCGCCGCCCTTCCACAACGCATCAAGCTGGTCGCCAATCGGTGGGTATTCTTTAGCTCTTTGCCGTTTATACAAAGTAGGATCAACCCACGCATCGACTGCCGCCATGTCAATCTCAACTTTATTGCCTTGCGCATCAAACGCGCCAGCCCCATCGTCAACAGTAACAACTTGCGGGTATAACGCAAAAACAGCATCGTGATTCATCCTGCAACCTCCATCAAAATAATCGATGATGCCGAGGTAAACGACCACACTGCACTAGCTGTATCAGAACCGTTTGCGTTCATCCTGAATGTGCCACCCTCACAGCGACCTTGCAATTTGTACGTAGTAGATGAAGTGGTGCTTGGGCTATCAAGATAATTAAAAGCAAAAGTATTAGCTCCATTGATGTCATAAATTCCACGACCGCCGCCAATCGTTACTGAGTTATAGCCAGAACGTGGGTCACCAACAAAAATATCACTAGCACCGCGCAATAATTTGTATTGAAAAATGTTGTTTACCGCAGTCGAACCGCCAGTAAAAGAAACCATTACCAAAATTTTACTGGATGTGCTTGTTGGAGTTATTGAAGCAGACATCCCTGTTATATCTACATAGCTAGTAGAAGTACTGGAAAACACATCCGACTTAACTGTTTGCACTACTTGCAAAATACTGCCCGTCTGTTGTAAAACAGGATTCCCAGACGCATTTAGCATTTTCCCGCTTGAGTTAATACTGAACGCATCAGTACCAGAAGTGCCAGCGTCGTTCAGAGTACCAAAATACAAGCGGTTGCCTGAATTAAATATTCTCCAGTTTTTTGCATTTGCCGAACCGGACGACTCCTGTAATACAAATTCAGGCGAAGTAGGCTGTGTAACAGTTAATGTCCGTATAGGAGACGTTGTGCCAATACCAACACTACCCGAGCTTGTAGCCAGATAAGTACTTTGCGCAACTTGGAATGTGCCGTTAACCGCCGATCCACCCGGAACCGTAATGCTTTGCAACGTCGTACTTAAATACCGCACGTAGACGTTGTTCGTCCCGCTGGATGGCGCGGGGGAGATAGTCAGCGTAGTACCTGATACTGAGTAGTTCGGTGGGTACTGCACTACGTTGTTAACCACGACCTGAATATCGTTAACCGAGTTGACGATACGCGAGAGCGTAAAGTTGGTAGCCGACCCCGTGCCGTTGAACGAGTCCGTTCCAGCAATAAAGTTCTGTGTCGTTGGAGTTGAGCCAAGATATGACATCAGGTGATCTCCAGATAGCTTGCCACGCAATCTGCCGAAGTCAAAGCACTTGTTAGCACTTTCAACGCATCCCCAACCTCCAGCACAACCTTCTGCTCACCGCCCACAATCACCAAGGAGCCGCCAACCGGCACAACACCTGCTTTGATCAGGTAGTAGTCCACACCACCTGAAGTGATGTACGCATCTGTTGTGATGGGCGAAGCTGAAGTGTTGGCGATTGACAGACCGATTAGTGTGGTTTGTGTCGCGGACGGGCAGGTATAGACCGTTGACGCTGCTGTGCCTACGTTCTTTACAAATGAGTTTTTAAAGGTATTTGCCATTTTTGCTAACCCAAGGCTATTGCCATCGCGACCGCTGTGCCAGCAGGGTCAAATGGAGGTTGGTTTGCCGCGTCGTAATAGACAGCACGTTCGGACGGATACACCACAAACACATCCTTGGTTCCCGCAGAGAAAGTCACCTTGGTCGTACCCCCCGCGCTGGAGGAAAGAACCGTGTCCCTGCTTAGTGTTGTACCAGATGAGGTGTATGTGCCGATGCCCACTTCCCACTCGGAAGTGCCCTGACCTGCGATGGTGTAATAGGTGACGTTGCCGTTGCCTATCGCGGCAAAAGATTGGAAACCAACGACCGCCCCAGCGAGCGTAACCGTGCCTGTACCGGTAGTGGTCGTGGTCTCCCTAACGCGATCCGCAAGGACAAGTGCCATTACTCACTCCCATTACGGTGCTTCAAGCGTGAAGGTGTAGGTCACATTCAAGGTGTCGCCGGACTGCAAAATACGATCCCCGCCTGTGAAGTCACTTGCCGAGAAGAGCGTACCGGTCGTGCCGCCCTTGGTATTGTTTGTCGTCAGAAACGCGCCAGCCACCGTGGTCGAACCGTTGATCGAGAAGGACGTTGCAGTCGTTGCAATCACAGATGGATCAGCCAGCGTAGCAGAACCAAACGTTACTGTCGGGCGGTTTGCGTTGGAATAGGTCGTATCTTCTGTCCAGCCACCGTGCGAAGCCATCGTATCCGCAGCAGCAAACGTAGTGCTGGAAGCCGGGCCAGTAATCAGGCCCAGATACCAAACAGCGGTATACGCAGAGCCAGCAAAGAACGTGTTGTTCATCAGTTGCAGCCCGGTGTTGACCACCAGATTGGGGAATTCATCACGCCACTTTTCTTGACCGTCCGCACCGATACACACTACCGTGTAGCGGCCATACGCACCAACGTTTTCAGTCAGACGGCCCCCAGCAATTACTTCAGCAGCAACGCTGTCAAGGGCGTTTGTTTTTTCTTTCGAACTCATAGCTACCTCTTAAGGAAAACGAATCAATGCCGTCGTCGCCGTATTTGCTGGCATTGTGACGGTGTTGCTGGTTGAAGTAAACGTCTTGTCCGAACCAAAGTCCAGAACTGCTACCGACTTGTTACCTTGTGTGACGTTGTATATCAGCGCACCACGAGCAATGAAGTTTGCACCGGGCCAAGACACGTTGTCAAAGTTGACGTACACCGTACCTGCGTTGGGGCCAGTAGTCTGAGTGCTTAGTATTGCGCCTGTAACCTCAACCCCACCTGCCGTATAACCCGTGCCGGTCACTTCATTACTTGTTGTGTACACAGTCGTCAGCGGTCCGATATCTGAGAACGCCGTATACAACGCCATGTACAGCGTATCCGTAATAATGTCCTGCCCCGACTGGAGCATCTCTTGCTTAAAGCTGTTTGTCAGTCCTTGCTGGATCGCCATTACGGATTCACCTTAATCTTCGCCTGACCATCACGGTAAGCATCGCCACGCTCAAGACCTGTACCCAGACGATTCAACTGGCTCATAGCTTCGTCGTACTTACCCTTGTAAACAGCCATCAAGTCTGTTTCGCCCTTCAAGAACACGTATGCTTCGAGCATGGTTCCGTAGAGCAGTACCGGTGAGTAATTATCGCCAAGCCATGTACGACCATCGCCAGCAACAGTAATTGACTCGGGATAGTAGTAATAGTGCAATTCAACATCATAAGCATCATCCGGGGTTGGACCAAGAATAAAACTCAACTCGTCCGTAATAACGCTGGTAACTACTGTCGGGCCAAACAAAGCGTAGTACTTAGGGATAGCCTGATCAGCAGGGTTGGGGTACGCCGCACGGATAAAGTTCACATCCTTGTTCAGCAGGTACTCGTAGTTGCCATCGCCATCAATTACCGCCATCGAGAAGACCGACAGGAAGTCAGATGGGCAGGACAGGTACTTATTGCCTGATGTGGTCACGCCTGTGACGTTCTTCCGCAAGGCTGGAATCTGAACTGAGTTATATACCCGCTCTTCGGCTTGCGTAATAAACGTATTGATCTGCGCAGTGCCGTCAGACGAGGTCGTGCCTGTACCTGCTACGTTCGTCCACGTATTTGTGGGGAAGTCGTTTTGCAGGTAGTTCTTAACAGCAATGAACAGTTCGTTATACGTCATGATTAACCCATCGGACCACGGCACATAGTGCCTTTAGTTGCTGCACCAGCGCCACGCATTTTAATGCCGTCGGTTTTGACCGGTCTGGTGTTGCCTTTATTGACTGTACCTACGCCAATATTGAGGCTGTCCATCTGACCTACACCGGAAATTTCAGGTTGCGCGGCAACGCGTTTTCCACTCATTGTATGGGGCTTGGCGTATGCCGACGCGGGTTTGTTTTCCTTAGCCATTATCGACCTCTTCCAGAAGACCGCTGGTTCATTGCACGAGCCATATTCCGACCCATCCGTTTCATGGCTTCGCCAGTCACGCCGCCTTTAGCCATGCCCTTATGCATCCGCTTCTCATGCGCCTTGACTTCCGCCTTGGCTACTTTCTTCATGCTGTCCATATAGACTCCTATGTAATCGTTACACTACCCACTACGCTGATAGGGGCCAGAGCATTCGGCGTTAACCCCGCATCATTCCCGCTTGCCCCACCAATCGGTGCCCAACCCCACTGAAACACTCGGCTACCACCAGATGGGTCACCAAAATCAGTATTGTTTGTAAGCTGCAATCCTGTGTAACCCGCTTGCTTGTAGCTTATATCTGGTCTTGGTTCCCGAACCGCTTGTGGGTCATTCACTGGATACAAACCAAGCGACAACTGCGGTTGATCCGGTTCCCAGCAATTTTGGCAAACTTTAATCGACACCTGCTTGGTCTTGATAGTCAGCTTGCGTAACTCTTTCAACTTGTAGCGAAACCCGCAGCGGTCGCATTCCGCAATCGAGTGTTTTCCGCTTGAGTACTTACTCGGCATACATCACCGATAGAACGTAGTACGCGGCACAAACCGATCTGGAGCCTTCTCGCGGTCTTCTTGCGATGCCAAATCCCATGCCTCAGCGTATTCCAACTTTAACAAATTCATGCGTTCCAGCGAAATCTCAGGAAGCTTCAAAGCCAACTTGGATGCCAGCCCAGCGATCAAAGCATTCTGAAAACGGAACGGAATCTCTTCAACATTCACACCTGTTCCAGCATCTACAATACGCCGCATACGCCAATAGACAAAGTAATAATATGGATTCCCCACAGCGCCCTGATCTGGCGATGGCCATACATTAATCTGCGGATAAGCAGGAGTAGCGCCTAACAAATCCGTGGTCTGCCCCGAACGGCGGTTTACCCACACCTGAATTGGACGACCTTGTGTCAACTTGTTTGGGATCGTGGAATATGTTGAGACGCTGATACGACTGATGTTTATGTCAGTCTGGTTGGATATTTCGCCCGGTTGCGTACGAATAACATGCTCCAGAAGGTCCACCGTATCATTGGGAAGATCGTAAGTGACCTGCCCTTGCACCAACGGAATCTGCCCCTGCTCAATGGTCCACAGATTAATCCCACGATTTGCCCATTCAGTAAGCAGCAAGTTAAGGCTACGCCGTGCGGTGCGAAACTCGTAACCAGTACGCAACTCTTTGCCGCAACGCTCAAACGCCTCTTCAAATATCTCGTTGAGGTCTGGGTTAAAGTTGGTTGTACTTGTGGTTACGGCCATTACCTAAACCCCGCTGTTTTCTTAGCTATGCCCTTGGGTTGTGCAACAAACTGCTTACCTTTTGCTTTCCCTGCCCGCTTTGCCCTCGTGGTGGCGGCATACTCGGCTGGGCTTAACGCCTTGATCGCCTTTTCCGGGAGATACCTCTCGCCGGTTTTTGACGATGGCTTTCCTGACTTTGTTCGCCATTTCTGGTCCCCCCAGTCTTTCAAGCTTTGCTGTGGCGCTTTCAATCTCTGTAGCCCCCACCTGCTGCCTTGTACTTCTTTGCCACAAGCTGTGCTTTGCGGGCTGACCACTGACCTGCGCCCGTGCCATGGGTAGCAGCGGCTTTTACTTGCGAGACAATCTTCTTACGAAGGCCCGGCTTCGTGTAATTACCTGCTGCATTAACCTTGCCACCTTCTTTGTACTGCGTAAAGTCGGTGTCATCCCGCCGAGCCTTTTTCTTAGCTTTAGGCATCTTAGAAGGGTTAATGTCGCCCATGCCACGTGAGGCCATCATGTCAGCACTTCCCGCCTTTTTTCATGCCTTTGTTACCGGCCATGACAACTTGCTTGCCTTTGGTCTTGCCTTTAACAGCAACGCCATCACGGCTAGGAGCAGCAGTCTTAACAGCGCCCATCTTGGAGGGCATTACACCGCCGCCTTTTGCGTATTTCATACCTTTCATTTCCGACTCCTCATGTTTGATCATCGATTTGGGTGCGCCCTTTTTCTTCATGAACGCGACTTCTTTACCAACCATCTTCTTGGACTCAGCCATACCGCCTCCTGCTTTCGTAAACTCTTTACCCACAGATTGCGGCACACCGGCCTTTTTAGCAAATGCAGGATTGTGGGCAACGGCCTGCATAAATCTTTCCTGCTTTTTAGATACGGTAGGCATATCAGACCTTAATAATCCAGCCCTTGCCAACGACAAGGCCAACAACAAAAAGACCAATCCAGATCAACGCCTTCTCCACAACAGTTTTACCCACCTTCTTGTAAAACTCTGAGGACATCTCTTCGATAGCCAGCTTTGCCGCTTCTTTGGCAATCAATCGTTCACGTTCTGTTAGTTCAATATCTGACATGTCAGCACTTCCAAGCTCTTAAAGATTTGTTAATGCGACTATTCGGATCGTTCGCGGTTTTCGCGGAAGTGAGCTTCTTTTTCATCCCCTGCATTCTGGAACAGAAGGATTTTTTCCTTGCGCCGCCTTCCGGTTGGGGCGGCTTCAACCCCGGTTTCCCCGGATTCGCTGCGTTGTAGGAAGCTCTCCCTTTGGCGTTTAGACCACCCTTGGGATTTTTGCCCTCTTTCCTCTGCCATGCCGGGGACTTAGCCATAGAACACCACAATAGTTGCGCTCGACAAAGTGGCGTGGACATCAGTATTGAACTTGATGCCCTCGCCGGGAAACAGAATATGTTCCGACCCTGCCGCAGCGGGAGCCGTAAATGAAAACCGCGTAGTGCCGCCAGAACCGCCGTCTTTTAAGACAACCGTACCACCGGAGGCGTAACTGATAGTCACCGCTTTTACACGGGTCGTATCAGCGTACGCTGTATTGGTAGAGGTTACCTGCGCCGACTTAACGTCATATTGCATGGTCATAACGACCCCCTATTAGACGTTCTGCTGACCAACCAGCGGATCGGCGACGAAGTAAGTGATATAACCGCCAACTGTGCCGGTACCAGAAGTGTCGTCACGCGAAGTCACGTAAGCCATTTCAGTCGAAGCAGTCAGGGTCAGACCAGAAGTCACAACGCCAGCCGAAGCAACAGACAGGTTGTTGGCAATAGCCGCAGGAGAAGCTGTGCCGGAGGTGTAGCCTGTTGTGCCCAGATCGATAGAGCCGGAACCTGCGTCGTTAATCACGACAGACAGAACAACAGCACCAGCGGGGAGAATAAGGTTAGGAGCGCCAGCGGTCGAAGAGACTTTGACGTTGCCAGAAGCGGAAGCATCAGCAATGTAGAACTGCGCAGCCATCAGGCCGGAGCCACAATACGCGGTGCGAGTTGTGTCGCCGCCGCCCGAACGCCAGATGCTTTGGGTGGTAGAAAGTGCCATTTGAGTTGTCCTCACATGCGAGTTAAGCGCAAACGATCTGCATGTCGTCAGGCGGGGGGCCTGTTCGTAAGCGCCGGGAAACCCCCGGAATTTGATACTTTATATACTAAAAAAGGGGGGCGGTAAAGCCCCCCTTTTGTCTTACGCGCCTTGCGAACCGTACATGCCCAGCGGGTCAGACCAGCCGAACGAGTAACGCTCACGAGCCTTGTAACGAACGTTGCCGGTGTCAAAGTCACCGTCCATCGACTGCGACAGAGGGGTACGAACAAAGTGCTTCATGCCGTTTGGAACGTCAGTGGTCAGGAACCATGCGTTTGTGTCGGTCAGGAAGTGGTTGATCGTATAGCCTTCTGGGATCGAGCCGTTGTTCTTCAGAGCGTTGACATCGTTGTCGTTAGTGCCGACGCGAAGTTCGGTTTCCAACAGACGAGTAGCAACGAACTGGAGAGCAGGAGGAACGACCAGCTTGCGAGGCTTGGCAGCGATCAGCAGACCACGTTCGTCAGTCCACGCAGCGATCTGAATCACAGCGTTTTCCAACGAAGTTTCGTTCAGGTCAGCAGGGGTCGAAGGGATGTTCGAGTTAGTGCCGCCAGAGACGAGTGGGTGCGAAGCGGAGAACAGCGGTTTGCCATCGCCACCAGCGTAGCTGGTATTGAAGCCGTTGTTCAGGATAGCCGCAGCTTTAACCTGCTTGGTGTACGCCATGGCACGAGCCAGACCCTTGGTATAACGCGCCGACAGGCTGTCATACAGGTTATCTTCGATGGCCTCTTCGGTCAGCGAGAAACCCAGAGCGATGGTTTCGTGGTTGTATCGAGCAGTCCAAGCTTCCTGCGCGTTGTCATAAGCAATCGCAGAGCCTTCGTTCTTGACTGGAGCAGCCGAGAAGCCAGACAGCTTGGTTTCTTCTTCGAAGGAACGCTCAGAGGTCTCTGTTTCGTAGATCTCTTTGTGTTCTTCACCATAACGAGCATACTCAAGACCGAACAAAGCGTTCAAGCCGGGGAGCAGCTCTTTCAGTAGTTGTGCGCGTGAAATAGCCATTATTTAACTCCTTAAACGCTTGCTGCGCCAGTCGGGTTGAGATACGAATGCCCACCGTTGTACGATACGACGTTCGGAGTGCCTTCGACGAGAGTGATGTAGGGCATGTTCCACTTGACGATAACTTCAGTGTAGTTGCCGCTGCCATCAACAGATTCTGCAATACCGGCGATGACACGCACGGGCAGAGTAAAGGCAGTGTTCGAACCAGAGTCATACACGCCGATGTTGGAGTTACCCGAGATCGTGGTATTAGAAGCGGGTTGCGAAATTGCCAAGTTATCACCTACCACGAGGGGGGAGATACCGGTGATGGTGGTCGAAGTTGCACCGCCAGTCACAGCTACTTGGAACAGTTGGTCGGGGTCATCTGCTACATAAGCCAAAATGTCCGACGCGTTGGTGCTGGCAGTGTAGTAGTTGACGAACTGCTTCTGACCCGTAGTAGGGTTAGTGTAGCTGCAACCAAGGAATACACCGACAACGCCTGTTGCCGAGACAGTGGTAGTACCTGTTTCTTTAACGATAGTGCCGCTCGAAATACGAACGATGTCACCGTTATTGATTGTGGTACCGTAGTTTGCTGCAATCGGGATTTCACGAGTCTGGCCCGCGAATACCTGACCGCCGATCAGATTGACCGGCTTAAACCCGTAAGGGGCTGATACAGTCGGATAAGCCATAATTGGACTCCAAAAAGTTAATTTCCTTTACCAAATGATGTCGAAGATTTTCGCTCATTAAAGAGTGGCATCCTCGGATCGTTCTGGCGCATCAGGTTATTGTCTACAGACTCAATCTGGCCTTCGGATTGTTGCTGGTAATAGCTATTACGCTGATGTACCAACTCCTCCGGAGTCTTGCAGAGTAGTAACCCACCGACCTCGATGTTGTCCTTAAAGCGACTATTCGGGTCGATTAGCAGTTGAAATTTTGGTTGTTCTTCAATCTTGACTGGCTCCCAGCCTTCCCGCAATTTGGCCGAAAGGTTACGTGGGTCAGTACTATTCAAGGTTGAGACACGAATCCATCTGTACGCGAAACCGGGTTGCTTATCTGGTTCAGGGAGAAGCTCAGGTGGTGTCCACTGCTTGGGACGTTCCTGCACGGCACGAGTTTCAAGTTCACGACTAAGTTTGTTTTCAGCCATTATTGGCCTCCATTTTCATAATTTCACGGGCGTATTGCTCAGGAGTAATCCCAAGCCTCTTGATAGTGTCTAACTGCGACTTCTTCAACACGATTTTTTTGGAACCTGTGCTGCGGGTCGCAGGAGCGACGACCGTGGACGGTTTGTCTGTGCGCGAGGCGGGCTTATCCGGCTGCGTGGAATCAGGAAAATAGTCCGGGAAACGCTGACGCATCGTAGCATCAACCTTCTGCCAATACTCATCGGTGGATGGGTAGCTGGCCCCGTACTGTTTGACTAGCTTTTGATGTAGACCAAGTGCAAGACTAGTCATTTCCTCGTCCTTACCGAACCATGTATTGCGCTCTTGCCACGCAACAGCCCTTGGGTCAGGAGGAGGTACTTGGGCTTCTGGTTGGGGTTGTACATCATTTTCCTGATGTTGTAAAGAGGGCACGTATTCCCGTGCTTTCTGTAACTTATAGTTGGCGTTGGCGATCTTCTCCTGCGCCTCAATAAGCTTATCAGTGTCCCCCGCGTCATAGGCTTCCCGGTAAAGGCGTTTGGCGGTGTCCAACTCCATTTCCGCAGCCGTTTGGTAGGTCTCAAGGTAGGTTCTTTCCCCCTGAGACAGCCTATTTTTAAGGGTTCTGTTCTCTTCTATTATTCTTTTGGCAAGGTCTTCAGCCGCTTGACGCTCCCGCAGGGCCTGATCCTTCTCCCGGCGCTCGTCATGCCACACCTTTTTCATCTGCTTCAGGCGGGTTTTGACCTTCTCGGAGTAGTCCTCAAGTTCGTCTTGTTCAAGTTCTTGTACAAGTTCCTTGGGCAACGGCTCCCTGCCACGGTCTTCCGGCGGGGTATCGTCTTCTATTTCAAGGTCAAACTCAGCCTCCTGCTTGGCTTCGACTTTACCTCCGGCTTTGGCTTCCTTTTCGTCCGGAAATTCAAACTCAACTTTATCCATACACTTCTCCTTATGCGCGGCGGATGCCACGTGGGTCTTCGACAACTGCTTCCACAGTGTCGTCGTTAATCATGCGGAACTCTTGCCCGTGAATCTTCAGTCGGGTACCGCTATTCGGACGAGCTAAAATGAAATCCCCCGGCTTACACCATGGGCCACTTGGGAAACGCTTTTCGTCTTTGTAGCAATCTGGCCCGAGGGCGATTACAAAAAATACGGTTGCCAATACCTCTTCAAAATGACGAGTTTGGTCTGCTTTGATCAGGCCGCTCTCGTAGGTGTCTTCAATTTCCGGTAGCCCAACAAGGATGTGATACCCGGTTGGCTGCGGCAATTGTTTGGCTTTCTCTTCTGCTTCTTGTGGTACTACACCGCTTTCTGTAGCGATTAGTATTTCACTCATCGTCGTGACGCTCCATTTGGTCTGCAAGGTCTAATATGAATCCTTCTGCGATGGATAGACCCCGAATCTCCCCGCACATTGCGCGATACTCTGCGTAATCCTTTGCAGACGCCCCGCTCATTGCCGCAGCAAGTTGCGCCTGTTTTTCGTTAATTCTGTCTTTAATAATAGCCAGTGCTTTGTCCACTGATTACTCCTTTGTAGGGGTTTGTTTTGCCCTTAGTTGTTGCTGCAATTGCGCATGGGATTTAGCTACGTCGATACCCATACGAACACCGGACTCCTCTTGACGAGCCGCCAACTCAGCCCTATCTTTGGCGCTCTTCGCGCCCACCTGCATACCTGCAATTTCTTTCTGTGCTTCGATGCGCTCACGCTCGATGTCGAGTTGATCTGCTTTTGCCGCAGCATCAATCTCCAACTTCTTCTGCTTGAGTTGAACTTCTTGCGCCTTAAGTGCCAATTCTTGCTGCTGCATTTGCACAACTGGATCTTGCGCGGCCTGTTGCGCCTGTTGGGCTTGTGCTTCTGCGGTATCTTTCTGCAACAGCTTCTGTGCCGCCATTGCCATCATGCGGCTAACTTCAACTTCCATATCTTCTGGAATCGTTTCGCCATCCTCGTAGTCCGGAGTGTTCAGAGGAATACCCAGTTGTTCTTCGATCTGCTTGCGGTACTGGAACGCAATATGCTCGTTAATATGCGCCATAGCGGCAGCAGTTATGGTGGGGGCTTGTGGGTTTTGCCCAACCAACGCAGCAATCTTGGGGTCTTTCATTGCAGCGATGTGAACTGCGATGTGTGCCTCATGGTCCTGATACAGGAAAGCTTTGACCGGCTTCATATTCAGAATAGCCATGTTCTCCGTTACAGGATCTTTAGGCTTCTGATCTTCTGCTGTCGGAATAAGCTTGCCGATGTTCTTGATGCCCAAGACCTCCAGCATCTGACGGTTCAACTCCACTTGGTCGTAGATCTGCGGAGCTTGCTGCGCCATCTGCATAACTGCTTGGTATTGCACCACTTTCTGCGACATAGTTGCCGCATTCGGGTCGCTAACCGGGATCACATCTACATCGTCGTAGTCCTGACGACGCGCACGGCGTGGGCCTTCTTGTGGTTCGTAGCTGTATTCCGCAGGGGCGTAGGCTGCAATGATATGTTTCAAGAGCTTGAACTCTTGCTTCATGGCGAAGTGGATGCGAGCCTGAACAGCCGACATCACTTTTAACTGACGCTCCAACAGTGCTAACGTTGTTCCAACAGGGGCTTGCGCCGACATATCCGAGACTTGCAGATCCGCAGCAGATGCAAAACGCCGACCTTCATCGACGATCTGGTCCATCAACTGCTTCAACACAAGACTTGGTTCTTTATACGGCAGCGGTAAGATGTTGTCTCGTATGGTGCCAGAGGCCACATCCACGTCCCGGAACTCGCCCGGTGCAATCGGCGTGTCGTCACCCTTGGTGCGCATACCTTTTGACTTCAGACCACCCGGCAAATTGGACAGCGTACCTGCATCCACCAACTGACGGAGGATAGACGTACCACTCTTAGCGTACGCGCCGATCAGATGAATCAGGCCGAAGCAATAAAAGCCAAAGCCGGGGATGTAGCCGTAGTGGACGAAGTGAGTGCGCTTCTGTTTAGACTCATCATCCGGCTCGTAGTTACGACGGATGGCCAGCACCTTGCCACTGCTCTTCTCCAGCGTGACGATGTAAGGCAATGCTATACCATCAGGGTCTTCATACCCTTCAAGGTCGAGGTCCACCTGCATTTCCAAGAGCTTGTAGCGGTCGTCCGTAGTCGCACGGAACCCCATCTTCTCGGCAATCTTCTTCTCTACATCGTCCAGCGTGTTGACCGGGTCGCCCAAGTCCACATCCCGATAGAAGCCCGCCACTTGCAGCTTCTTCAACTCGTTCTCGGTCTTGCGCATGACGTGTGTTACACGCTCTGCGGTCTGCAAATTACTCGCGCCATATGGCACCACGACATCTTCCGCAGGGACAAAAATAGACACCTGCCTATCCAGTGCCGGGTCAAAGTACACCTTTTTGAACGCGTTGCCTGACAGACCCAAACCCCACAACATACGCTCGTGCTCACTGCGGTATTCCGTCATTACCTCAGTAAGCTGGTAATTCATATCATTTTGGACGCGTTCAGCCGCTTCTTTCTTTTCTGTAGTTTCTTTGCCAATGATTTGCGTTTTAACCGGACCAGCAGCCGGGAAAGTCGCCATGATGGTTTCAGACTGGAATTTAACCAATGCTTCAGATAACAACGGATGGTATACGCCACAGGCTCCCTCCCACGGTTCGCTACGCTCCTCAAGCTTCATCCCCAGCAACTCCAGACCGTCTACATAAGTCTGCATCCAGTCTTTGCGGCTACCCACATCATCGTCAAAGTCAGAGAGAAGCTCCGCCGCCAACCCTTCAAGCACATCTTCACTGATTTTCTCAGCAAGGTTTGCGTTGAACTCATCCTCTTCTTCCTCACGAGGCTCGATCTCAATCTCCAGCCCGTCCATGCCAATACGCACGGCTTCCGGATCTTCAATCTCAATCTCGATCTCAGGCTCGTTTTCTGCTGCCATGCCCCCCAAGCCAAGTGGAGCGCGATTCAATGCTTTATCGATTGCCATAATTTTTCCTTAGTAGTACGCCCTTCTGCGTCGGAACTCTCTAACTTCTTCTGGCTCGTCCAAGTCTGTGCGGAGGTATCCGCCCTTTCTGAACCGCATCATGGCCAGAGACACTGAGTCCACATAGTCATCATGATCCCCACCGGGGAAGCTTGCTACCTCATCTACCACTTCTTCAGCCCAGTGCGTACCCGGCACCCATACCCGCCCTGATGCAAACAAGTCAGAGACCGCATTTAATCTACTGATCTTGTCGTTACCCTTGGATGGGGTGAACTCTTGTACCGGGATACCCATTGACCGCATCTCATATATAAGAGGCGCGCCTGTCGCTTTTTTCTCAATAATGATCGAGTCCGGGTCCCACTCACGGAACTCCTCGATAGCCTTTCTTTTTAGCTCCGGGAACTCCATACGCCGACGAAACGCGTTCAACAAGATGATGTTGGCTTGCATTACCCCCGTGTCATCCTCCTGATAGAAGACCCCCCAAGTAGTACACGCACTGTAGTCGGCGCGGTTGTGCTTCTCAAACGCCGTATCCCATGACTGGAGCACAAATTCACACTGTGGCGGGTGATCTTCGTCCCAAACTTGCCACCATTCCCGCTTAACTATCGCGGCAGACTCGGAAGTGGGGTTTTGCTGGTACTGCGCCATCCATTTCTGGTTCGGCAGTTCGGTACGGAGGGCTTCTAACTCTTTAATAGACCAGAATTCAGGCCACAACGGCTTGCCGCTGGGCAAAATGGCAGGAAATTCGATCACTTCCCACTCTTCACCGTTGCGTTGCGCAGCGGCTTTCAATACTTGCCCCGTCAAGTCCTTCTTGGACCAGCGGGTCATCACAATCACGATACTTCCCCCCGGCTGGAGACGCTGACGCGGCCCTGATGTGTACCATTCGTAGGTTTTATCGTAGATTTCCGGGTTTACTTCAGCCAGTGCAGCCTCTTGTTCGCTGTGCGGGTCGTCAATAATCAGAATATCCGCACCCTTACCGGTCACCGCACCCCCCACACCGATAGCGAAGTAGTCACCACCCTTGGATGTGTTCCATCGACCCGCTGCTTTGGAGTCCGATTGCAGTTCAACGTTGGGGAAAATGTCTTTATAGATGTCCTGATCGACCAGATTTCGGACTTTTCGGCCAAAACCCACAGCAAGCTCTGCTGTATGAGACGTTTGAATTACCTTTTTGTGAGGAAAATTGCCCAAAAACCATGCTGGCAGCAGGTATGAGGCGAATTCTGACTTCGTGTGCCGTGGTGGCATGTTGATGATGAGCCGCTTACAGGTTCCATTAGCCACTCTTTCAAACGCCCTAGCCATCTTGACATGATGCGCCCCGTGGATAAAGTTAGGCCAGACCCGTTGGACAAACTCCATGAAGTACGTGCGAGCACGTTCCGCCCCTTTGCGGGACTCTAACTCCTCCAACAACTCCTGAGCGCGGCGCTGAACTTCTTCAGGCAGATTCGCTAGTAATGTTGGATTCGTCTTCAGTGTCTGAAGTATCTGCGGTGTCATCAATAGGTGGCTCAGGGCCTAGTTCTGCGTCCAAATCGATAATCGGAGGTGGCTCATTTTCTACCACTTCCGCGTCACCCATATACTTCTCCAAGAGCGTGGCCAACTCGCCTTCTAAATCCTCGGTTGGCTTCTGTCTTATTGTAATTTCCATCTGTTCTGAAAACAGATTTACACCTCTGCGTTTACCCAGCAACTCTAACGCCTTTAGACGCACACGTGCGTCTTCGTCCACTGTCTCTTCCAGCAGTCTGTTGGTAACGTAGTTTGCGATGCGCCGGTTGGCCCCCAGAAACTCATGGTCATACTCCGTGAGCAGGGACTCTAACTTTAATATAGTACCGGGGGTGGTCTTGCTGACCTTGAAGGGTTTGTCAGCCGCCATCAATTCTCTGGCTTGCCGACTGTCGTCTGGCGTGATCTCAATCTCAGCACCTGCATCCATCAATTCCTGAAGCGTGGCACATGCGGCCTTGGCGCGTTCACGGAACTGCTCTACCTCCTCCGGCGTAACGTCGATGGGTAGTGGGATGCCTATCTCAGGTGTGATGATTAGTGGCATAGCTAAATTGTGTTGTTCTGCCTTTTGCAGATTTATATACCCCCCGCCATATGGAACCTAAAAGATTTTGGTAGGGGGGTGTTTTCCTAGCGCGAAGTATATATAGCCTTGTGGAAATTGCAAGGGGGTGGGGGTATGCGAATAACTTATCAATAGGGGTGGTTTAAGTTGTATGTTGTCATTTTGGTATGTCAAGTAAAAATAAGTGCAGTCTAATGTGTAAAACACAGCACTCGGGCGAGGGGGGGACCCAATCCACAGCGCGGGGGGTAGGGGTACGGTGGGGTCGCGCTGCGCCAGAAAAACATCAAGTAGTACTTGATGAAAGATAGTACTTGACGCGCGTCAATTAATATGAGACTATTTGGTTGTGGCGACGTGCCACGTTAACCGGAGTTACCAAAATGACTACAAAGTCCAAAGCAGCAAAGCCAGCAGTCGTGAATAACATCGTCGCAAAGCCAGAACATGTAGCATTGGCAAAGCTTGCTGGCCAGTCCGCGCTCGGCACAATCACCATGCGCGAAAAGTGTATCGCTGCATGCAAAGCGTTACACAAAGAGAAAGCAAAGATTGGCCATGCTACAAAGTGCCAATTGGCCAAAGCTTTTATTGCAGAGCGTTTTGCTGGTAAGAAAGCCAGCGGCGCAACAAAGAGCCAGATTCTGTCGTGCTTTCGCAAGGCAGTCGAATCGGGCAAGGACTACAACGAAAATGCCAGCAAGACAAAAAAGGCAGTCACAAAACAGGACGCGCCAAAAGCCAGCGATGCTGTCGAGGCAGTCGAACCAAAAGAGGCAGCAAAACCTGTCGTTGTCACAAAGCCACCAAAAGATGACGATACGACAATAATTCTGGCGCTGCCTCGCAAGGCAAAAGCAAAAGAGGCAGCGAAGAAAATGCGCGCATTCGTTGAGAAAATGCGCCAGTCCGAAGAGCTTGCATCGCTGGCAGCATACATCGTTGACGTGCTTGACGAATTTGACGGCACAGCAGAGCAGTTCTGATCAGCACCAGCAGCACGAAGCCCGGCGCAAGCCGGGTTTTTTTTCGCCGCGAAAAAGCTATCGAGGTTCCCTTCGGGAACTGGTGTCAAGTAGTTAGAGGGTGGGCGGGCAGGTTACGTAGTAACCCAGAGCGGCGCGTAGTGTGAGAGAGTGAGAGACGCTGCGTTGACCGGTATGCTGCGTG